AACAACTTTGATCTGTCTGCGTGGCAACAATTTCCCATAATAAATACCTGCCGTGTTAAACGGATCAAACAACCGTAAACGGTTATCTAATGTGATGTTCGCAGAACCCGAAGCAAAGTTTTCTAAATCATCTTGCCTTCCACGCTTAACATTGACATCACGAACATATTGTGTGATCTCTGTCCAAACAGGTTCAGCAACATACGGTGTGTCATCAAAAGCGATAAACACGCCCACGACAGGCATATTGGATGGAACACCAACACCACCGTCATATGCTGTGCTTGCGCTGTCATAAGTTAGCGAAGCAAGATCATAAGTTGGTACAGACATTTAATTCCTGTAACCGTAAACACGAATAGTGCCACCCGTCAAAGTTCCAGTGTTTGTTGTGATCGTAAAAGCCGTGTATTGAGTTGAGTTATCAAGGTTGCCGTTAAAAGTTCCATAAGCCCCAGCTGCAGTGCCTGTACCCATATATTTAGCAGAGATAGTAGTTCTTGCAGCCAAATTTGGTGCGTACAAACTACAAGCAAGACGAGTGCCCCCACCAGATGTTCCATCACCTACATAAGTCCAACTAGCAGCGTTGTTTACACCTAAACCTAAAATAGTTGTTCCTGCACTTGGGATGGAATAAATGATATTTCCGTAATAACCAGTAGTTGTGCTGCCCATTTGTATTGCAAGGTTATTTGTGGCGTTAGTAGTTCCACCAGTGTAAACAATTTCATACGCATCGTAAGTGCTAGAAAAACAACCAGATACAGTCACACTAGAAACTGCTGTTCCAACCGTGACAGTTCCCGTAGCACCAACCGTTGCGTTCGTTGCACCCGTAGGAATAACTTTGACTAAACCCATATAGGTTTCAATCTTTTCTACAGCATCATTCACATCAGTATGTAACGCAGAATGAGACGGACTATTCAACGGAGAGTTGGAAAGAGGATCAGTAAAATTATCTATAGACGCTGGAAAACCTGAAGCCATTATGAACTCACTTTCAAAGGTAACGAACCAACACGCCGTTGATACGCCTGCAACTCATTAACAATCATCTGACCGATCCTAGTTCCATCCGAACCCATACCAGCATTCACAGTAATATTGATAGTTGAACCAGACTGCAACCTATCCAACGGAATAATTGCTTCTGCACCAGACTCACCTGCAAGGATTTGTGTAGGTTGCGTAACAATGCCACCCTGCGCCATAGCCAACCCAGCAGCCTTATATTGTGCATAAAGTTTTGGAAACGCTAAACGAGAATCTGCAACAGGTGTCTTAGAACTAAGCGAAGGTGCGTTCGGATGTAACGCTTGAACAGCCTGAATAAACGAACCATACAAACCACCAGAAGCACCAGCCATCGGCGAAACACCAACTTTGGTTTCAGCAGCCACAGCATCTTTTGGAACAACACCACCCCGAAGTTTGATTGCCTTCCTTGTTGATTCATTCAACGCATCCAACATATCTTTCTGTCGTTCATACGCATCAGTTTGTTGATCTGTCGCATCAACCAAACCATCTTGCGCATCCTTCAATTCTTGAGCAGCATCTTTGAAAGTATCGCTAGAAGTTGCAGCACCATTTATTGCTTCATCCAACAAAGTTTGTTTAGTGGTTAGATTTTTTACAGAATCTTGTTGCGCATCAGTCGCATCTGATACTGCGAGTTGTGCTTCCGACAACGCAATTTGTGCTTCTGTAATTTGTTGTGAATTGCCACTCGCATAAGCATCTCGTAATTCTTTTTCGGCATCAGCAACAGCAAACACCGATTTTTGAACATCAAATCCAGCCCGTGTAACTTCCCGTTGCGCTTTCGCTAATTCGCTTTGAGCATCGCCAGCCTGAACACTATTTGCCCCATAACCGTTCAGAACATTGTTGAATTTTGTTTGTGCCGTTACGAGCCTATTTTTTGCTGTCAATAAATCTTGATCTGATTTAAGTGCAGCCTTACCTGCATCACGATATGACCTTTGTGCCGAAGTCAAACCTTTCAACGCATCAATATATTTTTCTAGTTTCTGTGTAGCAGTTTCAACAGCCTTCGCAGCCCCACCACTACCAGAGCCAGCAGCACTAGCGACATCCTTCAATGATTGAACAACTTTCTGTACGCCACCTTCTTTAGCAGCCATCGCACCTGTGCGTTCTGCAACACCAGATATTTCGGCTTTAGCAGATTTGGCTGCCGAACCAATACCACTAAAAGCCATATAACCAAGTTTGCCAACTTCCTCAATATCTGCACCGAAAAGGTTTGCTGCCTTAATCAAAATATTGATGCCAGTAATAGCAACATTGATGTATGTGACAAAATAATTGAATACAAGCGCAACGGTGTTCATAAACACAAACTTCAATGCAGTACCGATCATCCCTACTGCTTCACGAACGACAGCAAACTTGATATACAAGCCAGCCAAGATCACACCCATCGCAATAAAGTAAGCAATAGTGATACCGATTGGGTTTGCTAATAACGCCACGTTGAACAAGTTTTGTGCAATCGCAGCAGCAATAGAAACAGCACGCAACGCAACGAAGGCTGTAGTTAAAGCAAGAATAGTGTTTCCAAGCGCACCCATGTTTGTTGTTACATCAAGTGCCTTCCCACCTAAAAACTTGAATGCAGCACCAACACCCTTTTCACCAATAATGTTTGAAAACTCAACAAAAACTGGAATAACTTTGTCATTCAAAAATGACATTAACGCCGAAAAAATAGGAATCAAAGCAGTACCGATTTTGCTTTTAATATCCTCAACTTGCGCACCAAAAGACTTCATCTTGAAAGCAACACCATCACTTGTTCTCGCAACATCACCTTGTTGAATTGAAGTCTGTTCAAGAATAAGTGCGTATGCTGCTTGTGTCTTGATCGCTTGTGGCAAAGTTCCTTTAGTCGTAGAGATAAGACCCATTTCAAGTGCTTTATTTTTTAACGCAGCCTCATTTAATGCGACACCAAACTTCTTTAACGGTTCTGTTTCACCAGAAAGACCACTACGCAAAGCAAGCAACGCATCATCAATAGGCACATTGTTAAACGAAGCCATATCTGCAGCAAGTTCAACAAGTCTTACGCTCATCTGCTGTGCTTCTGGTGCGCCTATTCCAAAGGCTTGAAAAAGGTTTCCGTATGTTCCTGCAGCCTCCAACGCTTTTTGTTGTGAAATACCTAAAGCCTTTGCTGTTGTCTGCGACCACGCAATAATTGTTTTAGAACTTGAACCGAATACAGCATTTATTTTGCTTATTGATTCTTGCAAGGTTGATGCAGATGAAATAAGAGATTTTGCAATTATTCCTCCTGCGATAGCAGCAACAGCACCGAACTTGGCAAGATTTTTTATACCGTTTGTTATAGATTTATCAAAAGTACGCAAACCGAAGGTTGCCTTATTTCCAGCGCCTTCAAGTTTCTGGAAATCCTTAATAGCCTTGCTGATGCCTTTGCTGTCAAAGGTGCTTACTATGTTTACGCCAACTGCCATAGGGTTATCCGTTCAATCGTTTCTGCACTTCACCATCAACCTTGCGAATTGAAATCTCAATAGCCTTTTCAATCAACGGCAGATTCTTTTCCGTGAAAGGATACATGATGCGTGAACGGTATTTTTGTCCTGTTGATTTCAACGAACGCTTATCAAGATTAGAAATAAACTTTTGACCAGCAGAAGCACTAGCACCACGAGCAGCCTTAGTTGCAGATCCAGCAGAGTCATAGACTTGACCACCAGCATCCATCTGTTGCAAACGGATTAAACCATGCTGACCGATACCAGTTGGTTTCTTTGTGGATATCGCAACTCTGACTTTGCTTTTAGCAGAACTTCCGTTGTAGGCAGGTAGGCGTGATTTGCTTGAAAGCCTGCCACCAGATGTATGCCAGTTCAGCAACGGCTCATCAGGGAAAGCACGACCAACAGCAGTAGCAGCAGGTTTCGCAGATGTTTTCAGATCGCTACTAATACGATTAAATGTCACCCGTTCATACTTGCGCAACTCTGCAAGTGTTTCACGAACACCATAAACATCAACTTTGATTCCCATAGGCACAGATGCTACTACCGTTTGCGTCTAGCGTTTTCGTTTCGTTTCGCCAATACATCAAACATTGTTTCCAACATTTCCTCTGATTCATTAACTAGCACCGAAGGCGCAATGCCTGTCTCTATGGCGAGAAACGCTATAGACCAATGCGCAGAATCAGAACCTAACTTTCTTTTGGGTCTGCACCCACAATCGGTTCATCCTCACGGATCTCAACTGTTGTAACGGTGTTAATCCAATCAGGGTCAAACTTCAATGAAGTTTTACGGCAGCGAGTTTCACTGTGCCATGCAAGCCACGCTAAATCTGTGAGCCTGATTTCTGTTTCAAATCGTGCCACGCTTCGTGACCATGTGCGTTCAAACGCAACGAAGTCTGCGAACACAGCATCAACAGGTGATTTCATACCGTCATTGAACTCAACTTGTAAAGCAATTTTCATTGCGATCTCCTTCTAACTGTTTTGATTAATGATTAAGCAGTTGTTTTAACGAGTGTGCCACCAGCAAATGAAAGCGATGTCATTGCTAATTCACCAACGCCTGCAGCCACAGGTGTATGACTAGCAAGATAAGTACCACTTACTGTATAGAGTGGATTCGTAAGAGCAGTTGCTGCTGAACTTGGGCGAACCGTAACGGTTGTCTGTTGTCCGACCAAAGGAAAAATTGTTGGTTCAACTTCTGTAGCAGCGAAGTCCTGCATGAACTCAACTTCAATAGCAATGTTTTGCAGACCACCAACGAACGAACGGTTGCCACCAAACGAAGTTGTTTCTACTGCCTCAATTTCGTAAGTAAGCGTAACGCTATTTGCCCTATCGGAAAGCACCACACCATTAACAGTGATGTCAGCATTTGTTAGAACGATTGCAGCCATGATTTATTTTTCCGTTTCTTCCGTGATTTCTTTTTTAAGAACCTTTGCATTGACTTCAGCAATATGACCACCATCAACCAATGCTTGAATATTACACCCATCCAACAGGTCGCTGTCTATAGTCTCGCCCTGTTTTCCTAAAGCAAGTTTGTTGCTCAAAACTTTATATGTGGTCATAGTTTTCCTTTAAGCGTGAACTGTAACAGATACTTGTATTTGCAAAAACTCTGCATCAGCAGAATTAAGGCTTGAAATGTCTGCACCTGATGGTACTACTAAAGTTTGTGCT